TGCAACCGGCGGAGAAAACCAATGGATAGGCGGAGACTATGTTCGCTTTAGATATGGCACACCTGAAAAAATAGGCGGCTGGGCACAGTTGGGCGATCAAACGCTGACTGGAAGAAACACGGCGCTTCATCATTTCGTCAATGCCAGCGGAATTAAATACGCGGCCCTTGGAACAAACAGAATTTTATACGTGTACTCTGGAGGAGCTTTTTACGACATTACTCCTCTTAAAAGTACAACGACGTTAAGCAACGCTTTTACAACAACACAAAGTGATGCAACTGTTACTATAACTTTTGCATCAGATCATAATATCTCCAAGGGAGATATTATTCTTTTAGATACTTGGAGCACTATTACCAATTCTGATTTTGGCGCCAGTGATTTTAATGACAAAAATTTTCAAGTGGCAACCGTTCCAACTTCAACAACAATCACAGTTGAAATGGGATCAGTAGAATCTGGATCGGGGGCAACTACATCCGGAGGAATAAGAGTCAAGCACTATTATTCAATAGGACCTGCGCTTGAAGAATCGGCAGCCGGCTGGGGACTAGGACTCTGGGGCGGTACGGTCGCTGGAGAAATTACGGACACTCTAGACGGCGCATTAACAGATTCTTCAACAAGCATTGTTTTGGACAATTCGGCATCGATGCCGGCTTCAGGAACAGTTTTAATAGACAGCGAACGTATTGCCTATACAGCCAACGCTACTGGAACAGGAACTTTATCGGGATTAACAAGAGGGTCGGACAACACGACCGCTGCATCCCACTCGGACGGAGCAACGGTTTACGACGCATCAGACTATACGAAATGGGGCGCGTCGCAAACGGGTGACGTAATCACGGCTCCTGGTCTATGGCACCTGGACAATTTTGGAAACAAGCTTATTGCAACTATCGTGGATGGCGCAACGTTTGAATGGGATTCTGACGCAGCAAGCGCAACATCAACTCGGGCAACCCTCGTTGCCAACGCTCCAACGGCTGCAAGACAGACACTAGTTTCAACACCGGATCGGCACTTGCTTTTCTTTGGAACTGAAACTACGATTGGAACAACATCAACGCAGGACGACATGTTTATAAGATGGTCGGACCAGGAAAGCATTGACGCTTCAACCTCGTATGCGCCTTCAGCAACCAACACTGCCGGCACACAGAGACTGGCCGACGGAACACGGATCATAGCGGCTATCAGGGGACGTGACGCAATCTATGTCTGGACGGATCATGCTCTGTTTATTATGAGATTCGTTGGCGCTCCTTTCGTATTTTCATTCCAGCAAGTTGGAACTGGATGCGGGCTTATAGGAAAGAACGCAGCGGTTGAAGTGGACGGTTCTGCCTACTGGATGTCTGAAAACGGTTTCTTTAGGTATACGGGTAAGCTGGAATCACTGGCGTGCCTGGTTGAAGACTATGTTTTTGACGATCTTAATACGGTTCCAAGAAACCATATTTTTGCAGGACTGAATAATTTATTTGGCGAAGTGACTTGGTTCTACCCAGGAAGCGGCGCGGCATCCAACAACAGGTCGGTAACTTATAACTATATGGATTCAACATCAGAGCGTCCAGTATGGACTACAAGCTCGCTGGCGCGAAGTTCCTGGTCAGACTCGCATATATTTGGCAAGCCTCATGGAACGGAATATGATTCTGATGCAACGAGCGATACAACCGTTGGCAACACCGACGGCGTTACTTATTACTATGAACACGAAACAGGAAACAATCAAATTAAAGCTGGTGCATCAAGCGCTATTGCTGCGAGCATTGAATCAGGAGATTTTGACATAGCAGCGACACGGGAAGGCGGGGCGGATACCCGGGGAGACGGCGAGTACATGATGAAAGTTAGAAGAGTGCTTCCTGACTTTTTACAGCAGACTGGCGATGCAAGAGTGACTTTGAACCTGAAGAATTATCCAACGGACTCGCAGGCGAGTTCATCCCTTGGACCTTTTACAACTACGACAAGCACAACAAAAATAGATACAAGAGCACGTGCACGTGCTATATCATTGAAGGTTGACAATACAAGTACAAGTCAGCACTGGAAACTTGGAACTTTCAGACTGGATATACAAGCGGATGGAAGAAGATAATGGCTATAGATAAAAGTACAAGACAACATTATGAAATGCAGGGTAAGGTTAAAAATTATCTTGGCAAACAGAAAATGGTTAAGGCTCCAAAATATTGGAAGTCTGGACCAGAACATCCTGAAACAGAATTAGCTTACATTACAAAAGCAGAAAAAGATTTAATACTTAAAAAAGATTTACATGGCTCATTAAGCAGAGGACCTAATATAGGACCCTCTGGTCTTATGAGTTTAAATAGTGCTGGATCTGGTTATGGTGGACCAGGGCCTGGCAGCAACGGTAGCGGCGGCGGTGGTGGCGGCGGAGATAACTGGCGTGAAAATTTACAACATACTTATAGTGCACCTGCACCTGCACCAGCACCGGTTACTGATTATGAGGCGGAAGCTTATGGTACACCAGATACAATTGCGAGTTTAACTCCTGGTCCAAGTCCTCATGGTGATGGGGAAGCAAATATACAAGAGCAAAAAAAATTAGACATAAAGCAAATGATTGCCAAGCAACAAGAAGAAAAATACGGTATTACAGCAGATCCAACTAAATTTGGTGAAAGAGCTGTACGAGACCCTTTTGACATACCAGAAGATGAACGAACTATAGAGGATAAATTAGCAATTGAAAACTGGGAAAAAGCACAAGACTGGGACAAAGTAAAAGATCTAGCGGGCAGAGGACACGATTTTAAAGAAATACAAAGCGCAATGGATAAAGGATTGTTAACGAAAACAGATCCACGGAGCATGCAGACGCAAGGATTACTTGGTAGAGGTTTAGCTAGCCTTAAAAACCTAATACCAAAAACAGGTTTAGAGAAAAGTCTTTTAGGTAAACTCACGAGCAGTCTTAATCCTAAGAGCATGGCTATGGGCGCTTTGAAAAGTATGGCTTTGCAAAAATTAGGACTAGGCTTTCTTAATCCTTTTTTAGGTATTGCGTCTCTATTTGGATTTAATCCGTTTAAAGGTCTTACGAGCAAATTTGCTAAGAAACCAGCATTTGATGTAGACGCGGCTAGTAAACTAGGACTTTATGATGAGGGGATATCTCCAACTAAACAATATGAAACAGCAAAAGCCAGAGATGCATATGAACAACCCATCTCAACAGCTATTGCTAAAGGCACAGGACTAGGAAAAGGATATAAGATGCTTGGACTGCATAAAGGAGAACGAGACAATGTTATAGACACTCCAGGAGATGTTAATTATGCAGGTATGATTGGTAAAAGCGCAATAGGCGCAACAGGTCTAGCAGGTAAGGTGGCAAAGAATCCAATAAGTAATTGGTTATATAGAGGAGTTGCTCCAGGTACTAAAGCTGCAACACAAGCTGCGGCTAAAACTACACCTTGGGGACGGGTAGGAAAACAAGTTTTAGCAGAAGGTGGATATGGTTTTGGATCTAATAATAGAGGATTTAATCCTAATTATAGAGGAGCTGGTGCAACGAGAAATCCCTTGTCATATACTGCATCAGGATTAAAAAGTCTTACTGGTGCGACTGTGGCAGGAAATATTGGAGGAGGAACTCCAGCAGGGAGACTAGCATTTGAAAAATTATTACAATCACCTCTTGCTAGAGGTGTTGGTATTGCAGGAAGAGTTGCAGGCGTAACAAACCCTGTAGGCGCAGCAGCTACAGCAACCTATATTACACCTAAGATTATAGATGCTTTAACTAAAAGAGATCCTGGCGCTACAAGATCAAGTTTGTTTGGTATTGATTTAACCAAGAATGTTAATATGGCCCACGGCGGACGTATCGACAAACCTTTAATGGGAAGAAGCAGGGATATCTAATGGCAAGAATTGTACAATCACTGACACAGCCTCTTGAGAAATACGATCAACAGATTCAACAATCATTTGTTAGAGATGTTGATAGTATCGTACAAAAATTAAACACATCCTTTCAACAGGATTTAAAAGACGAGGCGGAAGCGGAAAGCTTCTTCATGGCATAATGGGACTTAAAATTACAGATCAA